CTCCAAAGTCTTCTTCATCGTCTCCGCCTACATCATTTTCAGCTTCGACCTGTGCTTTCATCTCTTCGATGTCTTCGTCAGACATCATCATAACGTTTTTCATTACCCACTCACGTGAGAAATATTCACCAACATACTGCGAGATTTGATCCATAGTACCCAATCTTTCTCGCAACAATTCAGCATCCTTTAGTTCGGTGAAGTGATTATCACGAACAAAGTCTACTTGAATATCGTTTTTCCACGAGTCCCAGTCCTGTTCGGTAATAACTCCAGTAAGAATAAGTTGCTTACGAAGAATACCTGTGAACAGATGTGAAAATCGTCTACGCAATCTATCGATGAACTTCTGAAACTTTACTTCATCTCTAGAAATTTCGGTCGAGCGACCAAGTGAGAACTGTGCCTCTTGTTCCAGTCGGTTGATTGGTACATTCAGTGCACGATACAAACGCTTCTGGAAGTAGATGATATCATCTATCTGACCCAAGTTCTCACCGCCTGGCAGTGTTGAAATCTCAGTACCCCGACCACCCTCTCTACGAGGCAACCAGAAGTCCTCTAACATTGACATGTGTTTACGGTCATCTTTTAGTTGACCTGTAGTCGCATCGTATACTAACTTATTACGATAACGAGACATGATATCTTTCATGTGTTGTTCTGCCTTATTAGTTGGCAGGTTACCCACATCAATGTAAAAAATTCTCCTCTCAGGCGCACGTGCGAGACGATAGATCACCAAAGAGTCTTCCATCATACGCAACTGGTTGATGGGTTTAATTGCTTTGTGTAGATAAGATACTACACGTTTTTTACTAGGATCGGTTAGACCCGAAGTAACATATGAAACAGAATCAGGCGACAGTTTAACAGCATTGGTTGTGTTTCCCTTATCTTGGAAAACATAAAACTCATCTGTTTTATCGACAATCTTTGCTCCTGTCTTTAAATCCTTTTTATATTTTACTTCTTTTACTTTACGTATTTTAGTCGCATCAATAGGACGGACTTCCATGATACCCGATTTTAAATTACTTTCGTTCACCACAATGTGATGTACAATACGGCCATCGGTATACCATGATCGAAACATGTCGTGTGCAAGATCGTTAAAGTTCAACATAGAACAAACTTTGTCAAACTCTTCTTGCATGATTTTCTTGATTTTGTCAGACGCTTCTATACCATCAAGATTAAGATAAACAGGCGATTCATTTTCTGAAGCACTGATTGCTTCATTGACGATATCTTCAATAGCGGCATCTACTTCGGGATGTGTTGCAATCCCACGATACTTCATGATGAGTTCTGCATTGTCCTTTGCATTATCACCATTAATATCAATATACTGACCATAGTGAGAACCACTAGCAGTGACATAACCCGCACCATCGTCATCCACCTTGGGAACGATAGAGGGTAATTTATCATTATCTTTAGTTGGATCTTTCTTACCCGATCTTCGGATCTCAAATCCAAACAACTTCATCACACCGTTGTCTTCTGCCATGTATTACTCCGTAAAAAAATGCGGGGGGAGATATTCCCCCCTCGCACTTATTTAGTTACAACTTAACTAGTTGTCTCTGACTCCCAATATTGAACTTGGAACTCCACTGTGAACTCTTCAATAGTGTTCTCAGTTTCATAACTCAGATCGATTGCGGAAATGTTGGTTGGGAAACAACCACGGAAGAAATACTTCTTCAACACAGTTCCGTCTTTGTCTAACTGAGATACAGCAAGGTCAGATTGATAAGTCTCTGGATCGGTGAGACCAGTATTCTCTTGATGAGAATTAATGGTGTTCATCCATCGTTCCATAGCGTTACGAACTTCAAAACCAGTATCGTTGATTACGGTAACTGTCCAAGTCTCAAAGGTACGATCACCTGCAATCTTCAACTGACGACCACGGAAAGGAACCGAAATCTCAGTGATGACTGAAGCGGGTAATGCTGCACCTTTGACCATGAAAGAAGCGAGTTCTCCATCGACATCAGCAATAGGGGTAGTCAATTCCACATAAAAGAGATTAGGACGTGCACCGCCTCCTCTAAGTTTGGCTTTGAAATCATTTACGTTTAAGTTCGCCATGATTTATCTCCTTATGCGCCTACGCTACCAACAACTTCTTCGAAGTCCACACCAGTTCGGACAGCAACAAAGTTCAGTTGAACAAAGTTGATCGAACGTGCGGGCTTCACAAAGATGCTAGCAACGAATTGGTTATTGTCAATCACTTCTTGAGTGTTGTTTGTTTCATCACAAACGACACGGAAGTCAGTGATACCACGGCGACCACGTACACGGCGTAAGAAAGGTTCTACGATGTTAACAAACTCTGCACGAGTAAATTCATCGTTGAATTCGAACATAACACTCTTCGCTGCGATTGCGATTGATTTCTCAATAGCAATGAACAGACGGCGAACGTTGATTCGATCAAACGCAGATGGGTTAGATTGCATCGTCTTATCACCAAACAGTACCAGACCAGTGCCAGGAATGTTTGCAATAGGATTGACGCCCGCTTTGTACAGTGAGTCACGTTGGGTTTGATTTGGGTTAACCAGAATGTCAGTCACACCACGATACTGACCACGCCGTTGTCCAGCAGGTGAGTACCAAGGATCTGCAACTACGTCAGTGTTAGCCATAAGACCAGCAGTAGATGAGTTAGCAGGCAGTGAAACATATCGGTCATTGAACTTGTCATATACCTTGAACCAGTTGTTGTCAAGAACTAGGTAAGATGACTTAGTGCAAGTATTCGCAAACGAAACAGCGTTACTCGTTGCTTGAGACGCAGTTTTACCCACAATATCGTCAGAAGGCGGAGAAGCAGTTACCACGCAGTCTTTACGATCAGCAGCAATAGATACCAGATCGTTTACAACTGTGGTGTGATTCTCACGACCAACTCCAGCCGGTGCAACCAAGAAATCGATCTCAGTGGTCAGTCGATCTTCGAAGAGATCAAAACCACTAGCGAAATCTGAAGTGCCCAAAGCAGAAGATGCTACACCACCCTTCAACTTGACTGTACGCACTGCGTCAGTAAGAGCTGTACCGATACCAAAGTTGGTTGCAGAATCTATTGAAGGAGTAATACCGACCCTACCGCCAAGGTTAGAGTATGAAGATCCAAACGCAGAGTCGTCTCCAAAATAACCGTTCCAGATATACTGTGACTGTTCGTTCAGAATGTCTGAAATATAGTTAGGAGAGTTATCAGCAGTTACCGCACCACCGGCCATAGAAAGGTTTTCAAACTTTTCTAGAACAGCGTTAGGAGTACCAGATAGGTCACCAGTTCGGTCAACTACTACTACGTGAATTTGGTCATTAGATGCACCCCTTGCGCTTGCATAAGCAGAAGTTCCAGGCGCTGCGTCAAATTGACTTGCGTATGCCCAACCAGTGAAGTGATCTACACCAGAAGAGTCGCCAGCAGGACAGAAGGATACAGTAATACTGTTTCCAAGTGAGCCAGGATATTTTGCAATCCAAGTACCACTCTTAGTTCCAGATTCACCAACGGCTGAACTAACTGAGTTTTCCCAGTCAGCTTCATTTTTTACGTTAGCACTGTCACTCAAACTAGTTACTGCAGAGTGTGCGTTTACACCACCATTGTTCATACGAACAATCTGGAGAGTTTGTGAGTATTTAAGGAAGTATGCAGCAGAGTGCCAATCCTTAGTATTATTGTTGTCGGGTTCGGCGAATGCCTCTATCAGACCAGCTTCGTCTGCTACTAGAGTTCTTTGTTCGACTGGCCCCCAACGGAAGTTTCCTACGAATGCGCCACCAGATGCACCAACGCCGGGCACTACTGCCGTTTTGTCGATTTCGCTGATAGTGATTCTAGGAGAAGCAGGTTTGATAGCCATATCTTTTTCCTTGTTTCGTTAACGAATTATATGTTCTCATAATACGATTGTTTGTCAATACCTTTATTTATAATGAAAACGATTTTCACCACTTGTCTTCGGGTAGCGTATCGATGTGATGCCAACCTTCATAGGTGTTTTCTTGTTGAGTTAACCACTCAGAACCATCATCAACGAATCCAAAGGGAACAATATCATCTTCTATCTGTTTCATTCGATCTTCGAACATCATCTGTTTTAGATTTATATCTGTCATATCTGCGAAGAATTGTGTCGAAACGAAATATCCAAACATGACTAGATTCATCATTAAGTCATCATGATTACCGTCCGAAGCTTCGTATGATTGACCCTTTGCAACAAACGTAGAAATCTCAAGTATTGTGTTTTCATCTACGATTGACAGTTTGTCGTTTTCAAGGATATCTTTAATGGATGAACAACCCAACCGTTTAACTTTACGGTTCATTTCTATGCCGAGAGCGTTTGCTTTAGTTACAGAAGAAACATGAAGATTCTCATACTCTAGGTCATAATATAGTCCATTACACACCACACTACCTTGATCATTCGCTTCTACAACTACCCAAGAGTTATTGTAGAGAGTTGCGTACTTATATATAATGTTGGGAAAGAGAATTGGAGAGATAGTGTTATTGCGATAAGTAGCTACTTGCCGGAAAGGACGCTCCGTAATATCGATGACCTGAAAGGTAGAATAATCCTGCCCTCTTCCTTTTGACACGTCTACTGTCATAATATATTCGTGATCCTTAGATGGTTCATTGTAGACAAGACAATCTCCGCCTTCTAGTACAGATATAGGCGCAGATGAACGCAGACCCATTAGGGTTTCTGCATTTATTAAGGTATCGCCTGTTCCGAAAAAGGTGTTGCCAAATTCTTGGTCAAACTGAAGTTGTGATGTGTTCGCAATGGTTTGGTTTTTCCATTCTTCATCACGGCCTGGCACATCCCACCAGTCTACTCTAAACGGTTTGTATTCGTTTACTCCTTGTATTGCTCCTGTCCAGATTTTTTCAAACTGGTTTCCAATTCCGTTTGCGGTAGATGTGATGATGACCTTGGTGTCTTTTCCTGAAGAGATGACGGGGTAGGTTGATGTGTAGAACTCAGAAGCCCTTTCAACGAACGCAAACTCATCCAGAAATAGTAGATTAACAGACATACCACGAATAGAACTACCAGAAGTGGCAGCAGCGATAATACGACTATTATTACTAAACTCAATAGAACCTTTATTGAGTGCTCTGCAGCCAGGCTGCAAAAAGAACGGCAGGTTTTCCAGTGCCAACGTGACACGAGCAAGCATCTCTCTCGCAGTCGCTCCTTTATTCGCAAGGATTGCAATCGTCTTTTCAGGATGGAATATTGCGTACCACAATAGATAAACCACGGACGAAATGGATTTACCACTTTGACGACAAGCAAGAACAATAGAAAATCTGTTGTCTTCAAAATGAGAGAACATCTCTTCTTGATATGGATATAGATTGAAGTTGACCAGTCCTTTATCAAGATGTATTACCTTTACATAGGTACGACAGAAGTATGCGGGATCTTGCATACATCGTTTGTACTCATTGATCTTGTGAGCATCCCATTCCTCATCAACGCCATCCCTTTTAATATTGACGTTGCCAAGATAGGACTCCTTAGTCTGAGTCAGGCTCAACGTTGATCACCTTTTCTTCATTCTGTAAAAATCGCTGGAGTTCGGTAGTCGAACCAATAAAGATGTTATTATTGGTTGTACCAGCAGGGAGTTCTTTGGGGTTATCCATGATCTCAATTTTCTTCTTGTCGGTGTTCAACTTCATAAGTCGATCCGACACTTCAGCAGTGTTCTTGATCATGGTTGCAAGGACTTCGAATGCACGAGGGTGTTCGGATTGACGTGCGAGTTCTAACATCTCTTCGATGCCTTCTTGACCTTTATTGATTAGGTCATAATATACTTCACGAGAAAACTCGTAATCATCTTCAACTTTTCGATTTGACATTAGAACGCACTATCCAAATAAACTAGATTGAATCCATAGTCACTGTCTACACTCACGCCTGAGGGAGTCGGAGTTGTTTGTAGACGAACTTGGAATCTTTCCAAATCACTATCCCCCTCTAAAATATATAGGTTATTGTTAACTTCACGGATAAGTGGTGACTCTGACACTGGGCCATAGAAACTAATTTTCATATTAAAAGAAAGTGTATAGACTATGGTTCTTCGATCACCCACCGAACCTTCAAAGTCATCACTCATTGTCACGCTTTGCAAAGAAATAGGAACATCTTCTTTTATATCTGGAAATGTGTCCGAGAATGGTTTTACAGATACCGTATATTGCGGATTGAAGTAAGGCAATATCTGTTCTACAATCTGTAGCGCATCATCCTGAGATTTTGCATAGACGTTTACATCAAATGCAATATCATAAGGGACAGCAGTATAAAATTTATTTCTCTTAGCACTAGTTGTTCCCTGTGAAGAGAAAATATTTGTCTTAGGAAGTTGACGAACTGCATCATATGTCATCGATGTTATTTCAAAAGACATACGAGGCAACTTCATAGCTACCCTACGTTCTGCATCCTCACCGTAGTTCATCTGCTGAAGTCTTTCTAAGAAGGTTCTCTTAGGTGCATAAGACAGAGGAACTTTAACCTGAGATATAGTTGCGCCTGAACTATTCTGTCGAAGAACATATAGGTTGTTGAACATCGATCCGAATACAGATACCGCTGTTCTCACTCTCTTGTGGTAGAACCATGTACCAAACATTATTGCATATCTCCAAACGGATTACTCTCTGAGAAGTCTAAGAAATCTGCCTCAAAGTTGTCAAAATAAGTTGACTGTGAAATATTCGATTCCACTTCTTGTATTCTTTGTAGTTCTTGTACCAGAGTAGGTGTAGCAACCGCACCAGAACTTCCTCCAACAACTTGTTTTGTTGTTGTGAACACATGATATTTACCATCGGTCGCACCCGCATGAGCCAACCACATAATGTTGTCTGAATCAGACCAACGAGTAATTTCTCCCGTCATATTGTAATCATCGAAAGATTGTGTTATAATCTCTCCAACTTCATATCCACTAGAAGAAGAGTCCATAGTAAGAGCGTACTGGAACG